AGTCCCCTTAATGAGTTGGTACATTAAAGGTTGAGATACTTTATACTTTCTAGCAAGAGATGATATGGTTATCTTTCCTGCTGCAGCAATGTATTCTTTTCTTATAGCATCAGCCTCTTCAACAGTAAACTTTCTTCTTGAGTAACCTCCACCTCTTGAGTCTTTCCTGTCCTCTATCTTTATTTTTCTAATCTTCGGCATATTATTTTCGTAATTTAATTTACATCATCAAACCTATCTAAAGTTTCTCCATATTGATTCTCTATATCTACATCATAAACTATAACATCAACCTTTAAGGGATCTTTTTTATTTACATAACAAATTCTATTAATCAAGTCCTCATCTTCTGTAATCTCTTTTATGTTGGATGTAAGAGCAAAAGTATCTAAAGTACCAGTAGTTTTTTTTCTGGTAACACCTTTCTTATTTTTTATCTCATAAGATATGAATACTCTATATATCGGTTTTCTCATTTTTTATTTTATCCAACTCAAATTCTAAATGGTTTATTGCTTTCTGTATGCAATCAACACTTGTTTTATGTTTTCTTTTACTTCTTAAGATGTAAGTAAGTGCTGTACCACAGTTATAAGAAAGATCAAAATCCTCTACAACTTTACGTGCTTCATAACCATAAATTTTTCCTATGTAATAATTAGGAATTTTATTAACACTGTAATCTATTTCTTCATTCTCAGTATTATTAGAAATGTAACCATTCCTATCTTTTAGCCAATAATGATCGCTATGCTTTTTTTTGTCTTTCATATATTCTATCGTGAGCTAGACCTCCAGTAAGAGTTCTATGTTTATTTTCATCCATTAATTTAATGTTTTTTTCCAACTCTTCATTTTGCTTTACTTTAATCTTGTCCTCTATAATAGTTAAACATATAATTAAAATTAAAGCAAATAATATTATGAATATAAATGCTAAAGTCATAAGCTATCTATTAATTTAATAAGTTGCTGAGGTGTATATATCCTTGAATCACCACTATAATTTTCATATACACTAGTAAAGTTGTCATCTTCATAAGTCCAAAGGCTTCTTACATTATATTTTATATGATGTTTAAGAATAGATTTAATTCCCTTGTAAGTTCTTTTTTCTTTTATATTATCCATATTTATGTCTTATAATTCATTTTCAAATTTAGTACAAAAATAAGCCTCTAATATACAAGCGATTATAATTATTCCCCAAACGATTGTTAATATCTTCATTTCACAAATATAATAAAGTATTTGAATTTTATATAATTTAATTTCTAAAACTTTTACCCTTGATAACCACTACCTTACACTTTCTGAGTCTATCATAAGTTCTTTCATCATATCTTTCTTTTAATTTTTTTGGAGTTAAATTAGTAGTTATAAGTAAAGTCTTTGAACTATCTTCAGCATAAGAAATTGCATCAGAAACTGCATCTATCTTAGTACCATAATCATTCTTAATACTCTCAGTACCTAAGTCATCAATGATAATAAATGAAGCAGAACTCCTCTCTATCTCTACAATTTCTTTGGCTGGTGTGCTAGTTAGCAGCTTATTTGTTTTTGTTCTAAAGATTGCAGGAATAACAAAGTTAAGAATAGTAGACTTGCCCAATCCACAATCACCCATTAACATTAACCCTCTACCTTTAGTATCTGATAACCAATCTATTATCTCATCATAAGAATCAAGATGCTCATACACATCAATAGTTCTATCGTAATGCTTAAATGCCTTAACAAACATTTCTTTCAATTCTTCTTTAGTTCCTAACTTATACCTATTATACATCTTAGGCTGTAGGAAATTTTCTATTTTAAATGTATCTTCTATTGTTCTCATAATTTTTTTATAAAGAACCATCCCCATAGTCTGCTCCTGCTATGTGCCTATCTGATGTAGTTCTATCATTAGTATTATTGTTTCTATTGCTTTTTTCCCAAGTTATTATACAGCTTTTCCAATTCTTCATTTTTCCTTTACCAATCTTCCAATCTTTACTTTCATAGAAATGATAAAATGTTTCTGAGTCTACATTATTTTTTCTTTCAGTACAATATTCTTTAATCTCAATTATTGTTGGTTTTTTAAAACGAACCTTATTATTACTATATGTAATATTATTATTAATACTTGTATTATTATCCTTAAAGTTTTCTTTAATACCCTCCCCTTCTTTTTCTTTAATACCCCCTTTAAGAATACTTATATACCTCCTATCAATTTCTTTAGTACCTTGCTTGTAGGTGTAATATGTTGAAACATATCCATTTGCAACCAATTCACTAACCCATTTGGAAATTGTAACAATACTCTTTCCATATAGGTTAGCAAAATATTTATTAGTAGCAAAGCACTCTCCATTCATATTTAATAATGCAGTAATTTCTGCATATAATAATTTAGAGTTAGCAGTTAGATTCTTATCATATCTAACCTCAGCACTTATAATTGCATAATAGTTTGGCTGATTTTTCATTTAAAAAGGTAGATCATCACTATCAGCATTAGACTTCTTAGCATATGTATTTGACTGTTCTTTTGGTTTGTAGTCATTTACATAAGCATAATGTGTTGCTCCCTTCTCAGATGGTTCTCTTCTCTCTGAGATTACCATTGAAACCCAGCCATTCTTAGAGTTTGCCTGAAGCTCTTCTAATTTAAAATTAGCAACCATCATTGTTCCGTATTGCGTTTTAATGTTTTTGATACTACTCGGTAGGTAAACTTTTTCTTTTTTCTCTTTCATTTTTGTTGTTTTTAATTTTATATAATTTGGTTAATGATTCTTCTATTTTGTATTTAGTCATTTCTAAAGCTACAATTTCTTCATCTACTTCTACTTCTATAATTCTGTTTTCTATTCTTTTAAAAGATAAATTCTCTTCTGCATAATTATTGTAAAAAAATTCAAACTTTCTAGTGTGATGAATTACAGAGGCATGATGTAGATTTGTTATCTCCCCTATCTCCGTTATCGTTAAGTTAAATACATTTCTTAATACAAAAATATACATTCTCTTTGCAAATACAATATTTTTTTTTCTACTACCTAAAAATATACTTTCTTTTTTTACATCATATAGTTCTGCCAACTCTTCTATAATAATCTGGTGATAATAATTACTAAATTTTACTCTTCTTCTTTTCATTTGTTTAGTTTAATTTAAGTCGTACACTATTGTATCAACTATATCCTGTACATTTAATCCTATAAAGTCTGCTAATGTTTTTGCGTGTACAAACTTAAGTAAAGGAGGATTCTCTATATACTTTCTACTTGTAGCATAATTAACTCCTAAGATCTTACAGAGTTTTAAATTAGATATACCATAAATTCTCAATAAAGCTTCAAACTCATTTCTTGATTCTCTTATCTGAACTAAGCTGTATTTGTTAGTCATTTTTTTTAAGATGTTTGCTTATCTTTGACTTCTCTACTTTAAATTTAGTTTTGCCCATATGATAAAAGTCTATGAGTTGAGATTTGTCCAGCAGTTTCATAATATCATCTTCAACTACTTCACCTAATATAATTTTTTTATTCCAAACAATATAGGTATAAACCTTTAAGAAGTGATTAAAAATCTCTATTTCCAAATACTCCATCTTTGAGCATTCTTTTCCATTGCCTTCTTGTGTCTGTTTCATATCTGTTTTCATTTATCATAGTTATTATTTCTTCTGCCTCTAATTCTGTAAGATCATTAAGTTTGCTTAAAACATCAGATTTCCATCTCTGTTCAAACAATGTGTATTGAATGTTGGACTCAATGATAAGCCATTGCGTATCAGTGATACTAGTAGGCTTACCATCAAGTGCATCATCTATCCAATCAGTCATTAATTATCAACCTCATCTTGACCAAAAACTCCTTGCTCATAAAATCCAGTAAGTTTTAGAACAACTCTACTCATTGCTCTTTTTTCTGCCATAGCAACAGGGAATTTCTTACCTCCTCCCATTAAGTTCTCTGGAGAAGCTTCACCAAAACTCATCATGTTTTTAACATCATTACCTACCTTCATAGTTCCTGCAGCCTTAATGACACATACACCTTTATCCATGTCCAAAGTAATCACCTCATAGCCAATAGTAATGCCATTTCTTGCAGCAATCTTATCTATTCCCTCTCTTTTAATTGTTACAAATCCTCTAGGATCTTTGTGTATATCTTCTTCTGTCAAACCATTACTTATATAAAGCCTTCTTAAAGCTTCTTTTCTTGTTTCTATTATTGGTTCTGGTTTTTCTTCTTGCTTGTTTGTTTTTCTTGACATTTTATTATTTAATTGATTAATACTCTCTTGTTGTTCCTGCACATAAAGTTCTTTTTGTTTTTCCATAATTGTTTATTGTTTTAGTTATTAATTGAGGCAAATATATAAAATTGGATTTACATACAATATGTTTTTTAACAATTTTTAGAAAATTGTTTATCTACTAGATTAAAATTGTAATGAAATTGTGTTATGTTTTAAAAATAATGCACTAAACGAGCTACTTGTCCACTTGTTTTTTCATGCAAAAACCCTTCAACAGCTTTAGGAACTCCTGTATATCCTTTTCTTGAATGCCAACTATCAGTTCCAGATGGCGACCTCATGTACTCTACAGTTACTCCAATAAAGTCTTTAGCATCTCTCCACTTATGCTTAACTTTATGATGCAAGTGATGTAAATACCAATACCTATACTTAGTTTGACTCCACATATCAGGACTTTCTTGAGCCATTAATAAAGGCAAATTATCCATCTTAGCTCCATCTCCATGCTCTAAGCCTATTAAATTTTTACCATACTTATAATATTTTCTATGTGCTACAGATATATCAAAAGTAATTTCTCTATCATTTCTAAACCAACTCTTAAGTGAATGAGCTAAATGGAATCCACTTTGATAATCATGATTACTCATACAATGAATAATATCTACTGGAGCTATCTCTCTTAATATTTCTACACACTTAACGTATAAAGCTAAAGCAACTTCAAAATGCTCCCACCATTTACCATCTACATCTTGATTTGTCCCTGCTGTAGTAGTGTTATAAACATTATCAATATGCAAAACATCATTGCCTATGCAAAATAACACTCTATCTATATCAAACCCTTGAGATTTGTATATAAGCCCTTCTAGCCCCTGTAAAACCCTTTCACAGGCAATCTCTACATTGTAACCATCTCCAGTTTCAAGATGATTAGCGTATTTTCCTATATGTATGTCTGCTGGATTTATAACTAATAAGTGATTGGAATCTTTTGCTTCTCTTTTTACTGAAGGGTAGTGTGGTGAGTGTTTCTCTATGAAATTACTAACTTTATCTAATATATCATTTTCATTAGCAGTTAGATCTTCTTTTGTTACAATACTAAATCTAAACTCTCCACTAGCAGACTGCCAGTGCTTTACAGACACTACATCTTTTTTCTTAATTCCCCTATCTGACAGATGTATGTCTAATGCTGTGTTACCATTTATGTTTGTTGTGTTTTCTGCCCTGTTCTCATAAACCATCTCAACTTCTTCTTCGGACAATCTTAATCTTTTGCCATATTGTTTCATTATTTTAAGTATTGGTTACTATGCAATTATACAAAAAATAAGCCCTTTAAAATACAAAAGTGAGATGTTTTTGAACATCCCACTCTTGAAAACTATGTAAACAATGAAAACAAAGACAGGCACAACCCTATCTAAATTCTAGGCAAAGATAATTATTTTTTACAATTAGCTCCACAATCATTACATTTATTTTTTTCAAATACTGAAAAACATAAAGGCAATATACCTAAACCTGTTAATATTAATGCGTTATTATCAATGCCATTATTTTCTATATGTAGACTAGCAGCCAAAACTATAACCCCACTAATAGTTCTTTTGCTACTCCATTTACCTTTAGTATCAGTAAATAAATCTTTTACTGCTTTTAATAATTCTGTTATTGGAGTTATACCTCCTTTCATTAGCATAGATCCTATCCATTTCTTTATCATTATTTTTTCTTTTTATAGTTAGGAATAAGTGCATCAATAACTGTATCTATCCATCCAAAGATTTTATTGTCTTTATCTGAAGGAGTAAGATTTGTAACGATTTTTGCAAAAGCCATTATTCCCACCAAGATCTCTAGCCAATTTTCTGTAATAAAATTCATAATATATATATTTAAGTTAATATTCTAATTAGTATAACCAAATCACTGGATTTGGCTTTCCATTATCTATGTCTGCATGAATAAAAGAATCTGATATTCCAAATCTTTTAAATCCAGCATAGCCTAAAGCATCAATAATTAATGCTCTACTTTTACTGTCAGTACATTTTATGTCTGCTGCCAGACCTTTTATATGAGATGATGATGGGGACTTTAAAGACTCTGGATGATTTTCACATCTATAGCCACTATTTATTACAAATGGTATTTTAGCTAATCCCCTTGCCTGATCTAACATCTCTAACAACTCTCCACTTATAATGTTTTTTTCGCACCCACACTTACAAGTAAATTCGTTTTTTTTGAAATACCTTAAAGTCATTATTTGTATTTATTTATAACCTCATCAAAAAAGTCTGTAAAATCTTCTTTAATCTCTTCTTCTATTGTGTACTCTTCCTTCTCTTCTTCTTCTACACGATCTACATCATAAGTAAATAATATAAGCATTTCTTTTCCTTCTTCTTCAACCTTAACCTCCAACTCTCCTTCATGATGTAATTTTTCCATCATCTCTGTAGTAAAATGGAAGTGATGATCATGCTCATCATCTGCGTAATATTTTTTTTCTTTAGCCATGTTTTCTTTATTTTTATCTATTTGTTCTAATTTTTTAATAGCCCACTCAACTCCAGCAGTACCACCCCAAGCATCCCACATTATACCACCACAACCTTCATCATAAGGAACATCTTTATGTTGCTGATGTCTTTTAAATGAAGCCATACGAGCTATTGTATCTCTACTTAACTTTTCTTTTCGTGCTAACTGTCCAGCTCTTGTCCATCCTACTTGAGTTCCACAATCACTACCATTTTCTTCTTTATATTTTATTGCTCTCTTAGCGTTATTAGTCGCTGCTTGTGGATAATCATTATAAGTTTCTGCTGCATAATAATCTTTATTAGCAGTTTCACAGGTTGATTTAGAATCATACTGGCACTCACCAGTTTCACCAAACCTCCATAAACCATTTTCACATTCGTAGCAAGGCATATCTTAAGCTGTTACAACTACAAATTCAACATCAACAGATGCAGTAGAAGAAGCTGCTTGTGCTGAAACTTGCTGAATGTCTGCAAAAGTTACATTGGCACTTGCAGTAGTTGCATCTACTCCAGGCTCCATAAATAATGCAGAACTACCTGCACCAACTTCAAACATTAAATAGTCAGCTCCATTGTATATTCTTAAGTTTAATTGAGTAGTATCATCTAAATTAGTTATTCTAAAGTATTTGTAGTCAGTCTTTTTTACTTGTCCTTGACCATCTGCTGTTCCTAATGCTAATATATCAGTCCAGACATGAGTACCTCCACCTCCATAAGCTGCTATATTCATAACTCTTTGAGAAACCTGACCATTTGAAGCATAGCTTTTAGTCATAGTATTTCCATAATTCACTCCATTAAGCTCATATGATTCTGTTATTTGTACTGATAAAGTTGATAATTCTATTCTTGATGCCATTTTTTTAGTTTTTTATTTTTTATTAATCATCATTAGAAACCCATCCGTTTTCTGGATTTCTTAATATAGTTAAGATTTCTTCGTTAGTATATGTTTCTAGACCTAGCAAAAACTCAGGTGTTTCTCCTTTAAATTTTAAAATTGTTTCTTCTCTGTTCAATGAATACCTTAATGTTTCTATACTTTCCTCTAAAACTTTAGAGAAATCTAAGCTAGAAATATTATCCATATTATATATTACGTATTTCATATTATAATTTTTTAAGGAACATCAGTTTGTATATCTCCACTTGCCATGTTAGTCATTGTTCCATTATTAGTGTTAGTAATACTTTGATCTATTATAGTTGGAAAAGAACCAGTACCTAAAGTATCTCCCATTCTCCACCAACCTAAAAGTTGTGCTTGAGTTGTGCTACTTACTGGCAAAGCAGATGGATTTCCACCATTATATATTTCAGTTATTTGAACTGGAGTTAAATAAGCTCCCCATAAAGAAACCTCATCTAACCTTCCATCAAAGAAAAAATTTCCTCTTTCCTGTGTGCCAAAAGTTAATGCAGATGACATTACTTCCATAGCAGTATAATCACCACTCTTAGATTGTGTTTGAGTTGGTATAGATCCATTAACAAATATTCTTAAACCATCCTCATCGCCTCCTCCATCATAACTGCAAACATAATGATTCCAAGCAGTGCTTGTAAGTGCTGCATTTATTTGAACTTGAATATATCCATCTGTACTTTCATCATAAAGCCTAAACCTTAACTTATCAGCACTACTAGTTACAATTTGATACACCTTTCTACCTGTATCATCTTTAGCAATTACACCAGATTGAGTGAGTTCATCAAATTTAGCCCAAAAGGAAAAAGAAAAAGGCTCATCAGCACTTCCATTTCCAAATGAAAATGCTGATTGATTTCCTAAAGTAATGTAATCATCAGCACCATCAAAATCTATTGAATAAAGATTTAATAAACCACTATTAATTAGTGCTGTTTCTAAAGTATTTATTTGTATTGATCTACCTAATTTTAACATATTATTTTTTTTATAAATCTCTATAACCTATTCCTATGCCACTAGTAAGTGTAATTGCTGTGATATTCATAAATAAAGTCGTTCCAGCAGGAAGTGTAGTTTGAAGAGCAGATTCGCCTGTAACACCATCAGCAGCTATAGAAGCAATTACTGAAGCTACAGGAAAATATACGCAAAACCAATTTTTACCTGTCTGTGCTGCAGTAGTAAAAACTTCTGTTGATCCTCCTTTCCCTAATGACATCATTAGTAGTGTATTATCTGTATCAAATGTACTCATTTTTTTATCTTTTTTTAATTATTAGTATTCTGTAAATATTTTTATCATTGCACCTAAAGTAATAGTATAAATAACCCACATAGCTTTTACTAATACTTTCCTCATAGATGTGTTTCTATTAACTCTAGCAGTAACCCCAGTGTCAGGATTTAACAACTTATCTGTAAGCATATCTAACTTTGTGTCTATACCATCCATTTTTTCATTGATAGAGCTTATATCTTTTTTCATTGCCATTATTTCCTCTTTTGTTGTCATTAGTATGAAGTTGTTTGAACTGTTAGATTAATGTAAACATTTGAACCTGNAGTAGCTGATTTNAGCATAGGGAAAATTATATCTCCTGCTGCTACAGCATTAGTAGTTATTGTAGTTTCATTNACCCTAACTAACTTGTCATTAGAACTAAGACCTGTAACAGCAATTTCATCAATAACTATTGGCACAACATTACTAGTGCTGTCAGAAACTGGAGTTATTTTACATATTGCTATAGTATATACATAGTTATGATTAGCAGTAAGCCACCCACTAACACTTCTTACAGTACAAGCTCTATCAACCACATATCCTTGACCTACTCTAAAATAAGCATTTGGAGCTAAACTACCAGATGCTACTACAGCACTACCATAATCAATATCCATCTGGAAGGGAGATTTATTATCTCCTATATCTTCACCATAAACATAGTTAGTTAAAATACTATTAGCATTACCTTGTATTTTAAATGTAGAAGTACCCATTAAAGTTTTTTGTTGATACTCTAATTCTCCATCCTGAAAATCCTCACCACTACCAACACTCTTAGATAAAACTGTGTTATTTAAAGCACTTTCAAAACCTTTAGGTAAATGTCTATTTTGCGTACTTAAATTTTTATGTTCGTTTGCTGCCATTTTTTTTATTTATTTTAACAATCTGGACAATAATCCCTCCAACTATTGTAATTCCTAGTAGGTCTTGAATATAAGCTGTCGTACATTATAATGCCATGATTTTTATACGTAGTGTCATCACAAGGTCTATTACTAGTATAAGTAGGGTAGGAAGAACTATTGTCAGAATCATCTAAAAAACCCAACATATCTATTAAATATATTTCAGACTTTCTGTATGTATCTTGTTTATAAGCATTAAGTTCTGAAGGATCAATAATGCTAGAAAACTCATCTATATTGTGAACAATACCCATACTACTACTATTGCTCTGAACTTCATTTATAACCTCAAACCTTACAAACCAACATAAAGTTCTAACCAAAAAATCATCCATTAATGTTTGATTTGCTGTAGTCAAAGTCCCATCATTATGCTGCTTTTTTAATTCTTCATAAAACTTTTTACCAATAGCAGATTTTAAATGTGCTAATTCTGATAGAATTATAGAATTATCAGATATTAAATAAGGATCAGTATTTGCATTAGTAAAACTATTACTAATAACTTCTGCTGCTGTTACTAAAGGTATATATTGATTTACATTCGCCATAGTTAATCTTCGTTTTCGTTTTTCATTTCAGTTACTTGTAGATCTCCAGCCTCATCATCCCCCACGCCATCTGCATCATCATCTCTAGTAACAATAATTTGCTCTCTATCTGTTAAGAACATATTGCCTTCTTCTAGCATAGGCAAGTCCTCATCTAGCATTCTTCTTTGCTCATTTATTGTCAAAACTTTAGATGGATCTATTTGAGTTGCAAAACTAATTGGTGGCTCATAATGAATTATTAAATCTTCTGGCAAGAATCCTAACTCTTTATACAGTACATTTTTTATACCAGTTAAAAGTAAATCTGAAGTATCTTTAATAACAGTAGTCATTGCTAAATCGTAAGCAATTCTTATCTCACTTCCAGTGTTATTCATCTTTCCTGAACTAACTAATCCACTTAATGATGGCTGCCATCTATGTGCAGTTACAATATTTTGGTCAGTTATTCGTTGTAAGTCTATCCAACTACCTTCTTGATCATCTTTTATGATCTGTACATTAGCTTGAGAAGTATCTCCATTTTTAACGATAAACATTATTTTACCATTATTACCATCTCCAACAAATTTCTTTTGTGCTTCTCTTACTAGCTTTTTAGCTTCTTCCTCACCCATATCTCCACTAATCTCAACAATAGCAGAAGGCTGAAAGCCATTTTTAAATTTTGTATGATTCCATTTACCNATTTCATAATCAACAGCAATATGCTCTAAAGCAGCAACATAATCTGGTAATCCGTAAAAAGAGAATGTAGGTTCGTAATCTTTAAATTGAAGAACAAATCTATTTCCTTTTACTTTAGGGTAAAGAGGTATGATAGATAGTTTATCCTTCATAGTATTATACTTTGCCCAATCAGGATGTATATACACTTCTTTTTTGCTTTTAGCCATTCTAACAGTGGTAGCATCTATGTGATATAGATTCATCCCACCATCATATAAAACCCCTTCTAAGTAAGCATTACCAAAAGAATAATAATCATCTGCTAATTTCTTAAATATATCTCTTAATGATTCTCCGTTAGCATTAATATTTTTAATGAAATCTCTTAAATCTTCGTTAGAGGTAACGAATTTAGCTCCACTAGTAAATATTGTTTTCTGAGCAAGAACACTCCTATGAGTACTACTTTTTCTCTTTAATTCAGCTAAATACTGAGGAAATAAGTTATTAGTACCAAAAGGCACGTACTTAGTTAATACTTTAGATAAGTCTTGAGGCTCTTCTATAGACTGAGGTATAGATAAATTAAAAACCCCAAATTCAAATGTATTACTCTTTTGAGTCTGAAGACTGTTTACTTGACTTTTCCTTTTTGGCTGCTTTCTTTGACTCATCTTTAGTTTTTGTAGTTGATATTTTTTCTATTGCATCTGTCCATCCTAATTCTTCATATGCATACGCCAACTCTTCTTGAGTGGCTACTTCCCATTCTATTCTAAAACCATTTTTTTCAGATATTCCTGATGTAAATGATGACTTATAAGTTCCCATAAAAGTATATATTTTTAAAGTGTCTAAATTTAATTCATTATTTCCACAATCACACATAATTTAATGAAAGATATTAATAGGAAAATGTTATAAACTTTTTACGAGCAAAGCCAACCTATTGATATACCTTTAAGTTTATGTTATTGTAGCTACTAAACCTGATGCTGCTATTGATACTGCACTTCCTGCTGCTACATAAGTTCTTGGTAACTCATATTGAGTACAAGTAATTGTAACAGTAAGACCTGATTCATCTGAAAACGCAGCTCCTGTACCACCTTCTATAGTTCCTAGTTTTGCGAAAGTTTGAGGTCTTGTTCCTATATGAGAAGCAACAGGAATATCTAAACCTCCATCACCTCCTGTTAAAACATTTCCTATTCCTAAAACAAAGTAAGTACTATTAGTATCTTGCACCATAACTTGTAAACACTTTCCTTCAAACTCAGAAATCCTTGTTCTTCTAGCTAAATCAAATTCAGGGAAATTCATTGTTAAAGTACACTCGTAAGTGTTTGCATTTCCTACTGATGTTGATGATATTGCTAGAGAAGCAGTTTCAATTTTAGTTTCAAAAACACCCCATGTTGAGTTTGTTCCTCCACTATCTGCTATTGAAGTAATAGAGCCTGCATTACCTGCAGCTAAAGCTATTTGATCAGGACTTCCTGTAGAGTTCCATTCTCTTATAAAAACGTGCTGGATGCCTCCACTTGCTTGTAAATTTGCACAACCTGTTGCTAATCCATCTGCTATTGCCATTTTATTTTATTTTTAAATTATTAATTATGTAGTTGTTGCTGATAAAGTTACTGATGGAGTTGCATCTGTGTAGTAAGCTATAGTACCAGTATAAGCTCTTGGTAATTCATATTGCTTGCACATTAGTGCAACAGTAACTCCATTATCTTCATCAAAAGAAGATCCAGTTCCCCCCTCTATAGTTGATAGATTTAAAAAAGTTTGACTTCTACTTGATACAGATGAATTTCTATATAATTCTGAAACTCCTAAAACAAAAGCATTGTCATTGTTATCTACAGCTATAGCCATCATACAGTCAGTTAGCATATTTTGAAGTTCGTGAAATTTTAAACTTGTCATTCTAGGGAGCATGAAATTAAGACCACACTCAAAAGAAGTAGATCCATTTTCTTTAGTTGCATTAATTGTCATTGCTGCATTTTGAGATTTAAACTCATACACAAACCAATCTGCAGTAGATGCCCCAGTTGCTTGAATGCTGCTTATAGCATGATCATTAGTGTTATCATACACTATGTCATCTGAAGTAGCCCAATCTCTTAACAATATATGCTTTATCCCTCCTATTTGTTGTAAATCATCGCAATTAATTGCGACACCATTTGTAATTGCCATTTTATTTTATTTTAAGTTGATTGATTTCAAAAAGTAATTAAGAGGAGGTTTTTACACCTCCTCTATTATTACATTATTGTTATATTAAAAGTCCCCATTGAACAAGAGAAGAATACAAGTATTGTACTCCTAACTTAAAGTAACCTCTGAAGAACATTTTTTCTTCTAAATCATCATAAAATACTTTGAATGAACCTTCTGGATCTGTTACATCAGAACCAATGATTAAGTTCTCAACTGCACAGTAACATATACCATTAGTAAAGTTTGCACCACCATTTATAAATAAATCAGGATTAGTGTTTGCTAAGATAGTGTCCCATTCGTACATAGCAACTAGCTCAACACCTCTAAACATTACTCTAGGCATCCCATCTACTGTGTTAGCGATTGCTAAAGAAGAACCATTCCCTTCTAAGTTCGCCATATAAGCATTGTAAATCTGTGGAGTTACAAAAATCTTTTTATCTGAAGCAGCTACTTGCTGTAATGCTGCTGCTGCACCATCATAAACATTAGTAATTAAAGACATTGCATCTCCTGCTGTAGGAGCTGCTGCAGTTCCGTTAAAAGTAATTACACTTTCAGCCTTCATTAATTCCATCCAACCATCAAAGATGCCATATCCTGCTACTGCTGCACCACCTACTAATGCTGCATCATCTCCCCATGCTAATCTTACTACATCAGAAGCGATACCATTTACTGCTCTGTTTACGATTGCATCTGCTAATTGAGTTCCCTCAATATTATTAACATCTACTCCGTTTCTGTACATTTCTTCAATATAAGTTCCGTAAAACTCATCACTACATTGCTCTAAAGCAACTCTACATCTTCCTGCAGTAATTACTTTATCATCAATGTTAAATTGTGTTGAACCACTTGATGCAGAACATGTTGTCTGTTTTGCTACGATTTTTGTTAGAGCAGCAGAAGTGTAAACATTCATTTTATGTTTAACATTAGGAATAACCCTATAGTTACGCATAATATCTTCACTTCTAAATACTGGCTCGTAAAATATTTCGTTTAGTTGTGCACCACCATAAGTTGCTGCAATACTATTATTTGCTACATTTGCCATTTTTATTTATTTTTTAGTTATTAAATTTATTTTTAATTCTGTCAGCCATTGCATTGTAAAAACCTGCATTAACATCTTCTTTTTTGTTTTCAACTACTGAAGGATCTCTTTCAGTTTTTATCTCTGTTCCTTTAGCATCAGCCTTGTTGATTTTAGCGTTTATCGCCTCTAACTCTACACTTAAAGTTTCGTTAGTTCCTTTTGTAGAAACCAACTCTTCTTCTAATAAAGAGATTTTGTTTGATAATTCAATGTTAATAGTTTCAAAAGAAGAGATCTTATTCATGATCTCATCATTATCGCCTAAATTAACAGTTATCGCAGTTTGTTCAGCAACATCTTTAGAAACCTTTACATCACCTTTTACAGCAGTAACAATTTCTTCAACTTTGTTGTTGAACCAATCTTTTAACTCATTAGTCATTTTTTTGTTATTTATATTAATATTCAATTTATTCTTAATTTCTTCCTGCGTAATGTTTTTGAACTTAGAAACATCATACTTTGCAGCAACCTTAATAGAATCAGATATAGTGTCAATGAATCTTAAGTCATACGCTTCTTGAGCATTTAACCAAGTTTCTTCATCCATCATAGCTGAAAGCACATCATAAGACAATCCTGTCTTTTTTCTGTATATATCTAAAAGTTCTGCTGATATTTTATCAAGAGTGTCAGCAGACTTACGCATATCTTCTGATCCACCCATTGTACCACCCCAAGCATTATGTATCATAAACAAAGAATTTTCAGCCATCACAACCTCATCAGCACCAAGAGCAATAATAGTAGCAATACTTGCTGCTATACCCTCAATATAAACTGTGGTCTTAGCTTCTCTTCTTTTAATTACATTATACATTGCCATACCATCAAACACATCTCCTCCTATACTATTTATGCGTAAGTTGATTGGCTGATCTTTTAAATCTTTAATGTCAGTTATGAACTCTTGTGCAGTTATGCCATAAGTCCCTATTTCATCAAAGATGTATATGTCAGCAGTTTCACCTGCTTTGTTTTGAATGTTATACCATTTTTCGTTCATAGCAGCAAAAATATAATTAAATAAACTTAAGTTTACCTAATTTCTATACAAAACTTTTAATAGGTTATATTGCTAGATGGATAAGATTTTTTTCTTTCTTTATACACTATATTTTGTGCTTGACTTTCACTTATATTATACTTTATAGATAAATCCATCCAAGTGTGAGTTCTGCTCCCTTTATTGCCAACTAGCATTCTGTCAAAATCTGCAATAATCATATAGTTTCTGATTCTCTTAGGATCAATCATACCTCTCTCTATAAGATGTTTAATTAAATCTTTGTAGGTGTAAGAAGAACCAAACCTCTTTTCTAATTCAAGACCAGCAATTTCAATGAAGTCAAAAACTACATCTACTTTATTTTGTCTTTGTTTTTTTTGAGACATTTCTTTTTTTTGGTTTGCTTTCAATTTCTATCCACTCACCCACCATAGTTTCCCAAAACTTACACACTGCTCCTCTGCATGAAGTGCAATTTAGATCTTGTTTAAGATTAGGGAACAATAGGTGCCACTCAGCAAACATTAATTTTAAAGACTCTGCATGATATTGAGTAAAATTTCTCATGTAGTTCTTATTGTTGATAACAGCATCGGTCATCATTTTTCTTTTTTGCTTACTGTAATTTTCAGCGATTTCTTTAAAATTCATATGTAAAGTTTTACCATTTATTTTGTGGACATTTACCAAAGAACTCTTTAGTTAAAGATGTTTTTGCATCTAGGAAGCACTTACAATCAGCACACCTAGCACCTTTATCTATCTTTGGTCTTTTTAATAACATAAAGTTTCGGTAAAAACTACAACTTTTACAGATACTTAATCTCTCTAATTTGGTTTTCTTATCAACAAACATTTGTTAGCATTCCTATGGTTAATACTATTGCTAATAAAACAAAGTATATTAAATATATTTTTAGTTCTTCAGATTTCATTATACTGTTGCTTGAGATTCAATTACAGAAACTGAATTTTGGCTATCTGTAATGTCAGCTTCTACTACCACTACTTTTTGCTGTCCTCCCATTGCACTCATCATTTGGTTTTGTCCCAAAGCATTAAATTGCTGCTGAGAGAATGAAGGCTGATTAAGCATTCCCCCATCTGCAAACTTAACACCACCACCTGCAGAGTTCATTGCAGATAATTGACTTCTAAACATTGATGTGCTTCTTTTGTTTATAACAGCCTCACCTCCTTCTAATTCAACTACCCTTCCACCTACTGCAAACTTCTCTCCTCCTTGTGCGTGTGATTTACCTTTAACCATACCTCCACTAGCAAACTCTTCAATCATGCCTCCTTTAGCTTTTTTATCAATTCCTGAAACTGTTTGAGCTACAATTCCTGCTATAGATAATCCTGACATTATGTTGTTTGCTGTAACTAAAGCAGCAGCTGTTGCTACTGAAGCCCCTAAAGTAGGTATAGATAGAGCTAAACCTTCAGCAGTAATCATTGCATTTGTTCTAAATTGAGTAACTAAAACATCTTTTACAGCCATTGCTTGTTGTAATAAAAATATTGCTTTTGCTAGTGCTGATCCTTCTTTAGCAAATCCTGCTGCAATATTTAAANAACCTTTTAATGCTNNTGCTTTTGCATCTTGTAGCTTCTGNTCTGCTTCTAATTCAGNNTCCATNGCTGCAAGTCTAATTCCTTGTACTCGTTGTTCTTCAGTCAGATTTAACTCAGCCATTTGTAATTTTAAATNANCTCTTTCTTCATCAGATGTAANNTCATTGTTCATTTTTTGCTGCAAGAAATCTCTTTGAACCTGTAAAGATTCTTGATCAAACCTATTTTCTAGGTTAATCATATTCACTCTTCTCTCTTCCAAAGTCATGCCTTCTTGATCTTGCAATAAAGTAGCATACTCAAGGTTTAAATCTAATAATGCTTGGTTTTTTGCTTTTTGTTCGTTAATAATGCTTTTAGGATCACCTGTTTCATCTGTTTTATCTAATTCTCCTTTTTTCTTTCTAACAGTGTTAAGGTCATCCATTATATTTCTAAAACTTAACCCTAACTGTTTAGCAGTTTCTTTATAACCTGCAATTAAATCTTTTTTATCTTGTTCGGCATTTTCAATTAAATCTTTATTAATTAACATTATACCTTCTGTACTCTGTCTAAGAGTTTCATTGCTTTTTATTACAGCAATATCTGTAGATAAATTATCTTTTTTTATTTTCGCTAGAGTTATATTGGAGTTTACTTGACCCATAACTGCTGTTGCTTGAGCTTCTGCCAACTTGGCTAACTCCTCCTCCATTTGCATCATAACAATCCTCTCCATCATTCTGTTATTAACTTGAATCTGCATATCTCTAATTCCCTGCAAATCTGTTTTTTCAGATACAAGATTAGGCAAGTAATCACCATACTCTGTGTTTAAATCTTGGATAATCTTAACTCTAGCCTCTTCACTTAAATTACCTTGTGTCAATAAGGTGAATTGGTCATCCATTGCTTGAGTTGTTTCTTGTAGTAGTTCAAGTTGAGTTTGTTGAGGTGCTACAGAATCTGTAATTGCATTTGCGAACTTAGCCAACCTATCTACAAAACCTGCTAAAACACCACCTTTCTCACCCATTAATGCAATTTGTAATCCCTCAGTAGCAGAAGTAAGTCTTTTAAATGAACCCTCAAGAGTATCACCAACAATATTAGCCATATCTCCTGCAGCTCCATTTGCATTATTAAGTTGCTTTGTTAAATTTGCAATTCTTTCAGAACCCTTAACCATTACCTTAAATGCTGCAACTTGTCTTACCTTAACAAGGGAAGTTAATACCTCATCACTCTGACCGCTTAATTGCCTCATTGCTCTTTGTAAATCATCAGAACTGTTTACTGTAAATCCTAAATTTTTTGCTAATTTAGATGATGGATCTTGCATCTGTAAAAATATATTTCTTAAAGATGTACCTGCAATAGATGCTTCAATACCTGCATCAGTAAGCGTACCCATAACTGCTGTAGTTGCTTCTAAAGATATGTTAGCACCTGCTGCAATAGGTGCAACCTTAGTCATAGATGTTTGGAATTTTTCAATATCTAAAGCAGAACTTGTAAATGCTTTAGCCATAACATCAGTAACTCTTGATGTTTCACTAGCATCCAATCCAAAACCCCTAATACTAGCACCTGCTACGATAGCAGCCCTAGCCAAATCAGTATCTGTTGCTGTAGCAAGTAAAAGAGTAGCCTCTTGAGCCTGAAGTATCTCTTTAGTTGAAAATCCTAACTTACCAAAATTAGTTTGCAACTCTGCAACTTGTTGTGCTGTAAAGAATGTTGAACGACCTAACTCTTGTGCTGTATTGCTTAATTTCTTAAAATCTTTATTAGATGCTCCTGTAATTGCTTTAACTTTAGCCATTTGAAATTCAAAATCTCTAAAAGTTTTTATTGCACCTCCAATAACATTATTTATAGTGGTAAAAGCAGCAGCAGCAGCTAAAATACCACCAGCCATTTTACCAAAACTCTTAGTAGTTGTTCCAGCTTTTTTCTGTAGATTATCTAATTGCTTATCTCCTTTTACGACTACCTGAACTACTATTTTCTCTGTATTTGCCATATTTATTATATATTAAAATGCTTGTTGCACATTTGTTTTTGGATTATTCTTTTTTATTTCACTAGCTATCATCTTAGCTACATCTACCCCTATTGATGGAGCTAACTTATCTGCTACTTGTCCCTTAAATTTATTTGCTACATATCCTGCAAAGTTTGTTCTTCTTATTCTGTTTCCTTCTGTCCACCCAACGTAAGGCTTTCCGTAATTACCATTATTCAACTTTCTAAATATTGCCTTTCCATATGCAGGGTTTAATCCTTTAACTCTTATCCAGCTTTGTATTGCATTAAAATTAGGTGCTTTAGCAAATATGGGGTTGTTTACTGCCTTCCAATAATTAACAGAAGCAAATACATTTAAAACATTTTGTTTAACATGATATTTTAATCCTCTACTTAATCTACCAGTAGCATTATGCCTTTGCTCTTTAAGTTCATCTTGCAAACCTTTTTTAAGCATTACGCCAACTTCATTTAGAGTTCTATTTGTGTGAGTTAATTTAATCATTCTTCTTCTTCATAAGGCTCAGGTTGAACAGAAGATCTTAATACTTTATGATTATTTCCCCAAACATCATTAGCAGCTATAGGTACTAAATATTCTTGTTTTTCTTTTATAGATATATCTGTTATAGCAACATTTGTACTTGAAGCTGAAGTAGTTGTGAAGTAAATAACAATAATGTCATTAGATCCTGCTGCAGTAAACTCACCTGTTGTAATTCCTACACTATTATTGCTTACAGGAAAACTAACTGACATTTGTGAATTTCTAACATAACCATCAACATAATAAATCCATGTTTCAATATACAAAGTACCAGTTCCTGTGCTTATAGCACTTTGAACACTTATCTGATATTTATTATTTTTTATTAATCCTGATAACCTCTGATACATACCACTATAACTTATAGCACTACCAGTTTTCTGACCATAATAAATAAAAAATCCACTAGCACTTGCAGGGGCGTTTACTGCTACATAAGGAGATCCACTACTATGAAACCTATACCATCTATTAAGAACAGAAGGAGGATTGTTTACTAAAGCATCAGGAATAGGTGTAGTTGAAGTTGTAGCATGATCTGTATCTGATCCAAGTTGAGTCTGATATGGAAAAGCATTTCCAAAATTAAGATATTCCCCAGTGTAATTTATTATAGATGAAAAAACATCTAATCCACTTATTCTTGCTATACCTGCTTTTGTTATTTGTTGTTTTCTATTAGACATATTATAATCCCATGTTATCATTACTATCATCCTCAGCTCCTCCATCTAAACTTCCACCCCAATTAGAAGTATCTCCAAGAGCTGGTGCTACAACAGCAAATGTGCCAAGTTGTAGCCATTCTATTAATTCTACTTTTGTAGATTTGTTTAAATTAGGAGCATAATCTACTACTCTATTAATTCTGTAGTAGCATCCATCTATATAAATTAATTTTCTGAAATCTAAATTTATAACCTCACTTATAGTAAAATTTATATGTACTGTTCTAATTCTAGGACTAGACTTCATCATTTCAAACATTTGTTTGTAATAAGTATCATAAAGACCTTTTACTGTTACTTCACCTGAATAAGCAGCAATACCTTCGTGTATATAATCATCATTGTAATTTCTCACTCTTACATTTCCATAAGCAAGATTAGGAGATGAAACTTTTTGCTGATTATAGCTTGTTGCTTGAGGGATAAAATTAAAACCTACAGTATTGTTAGAGTACGCCACCAGATAAGTAGCAGCAGTAGACCAATTTTGTATGGTATGTCTTTTCTGAATAAGATTAGAAGTAGCAACAAAATTAGTTCCTGTTACTGTAGGAGTGTATTTATTATAAAACAATAATCTTGGGTTAAAATCATTACCCTTGTCTGGTCTTACAACACTACTTGAGCTTTCATCTTCTGTCCATAAACAAGCACTAGAAGCTGTGTCAAGATAGTTTGTAGGTGAAATAAAATATCCAGAGTCTTGGTCTTTTGAGTTGTAAGTTCCTGAAAAGAAAGGGTTTTTAAAAGTACTTTGACCTTTCTCAAAAGTGTCTGGCAATGTTTCTTGGTATGGATATTCATCCTCCAAATCATCAAAATAAGTTTCTGATCTTGATTTTACTTTTTCATCATTACTATCTTCATCATATTTAAAAACTAAATCTCTTTTTAATTTACTTGAAAGCCACTTATCTCGTATTTTTTGATCTCTATCAAGTTTGTATGTCCAATCAATAGCTTGTCCATAAGGCAAATAGAAAGATTCAAAAGGCTCTATTTTAACTACTCTTGTGCTTTCATCTGTTGTCATTTTTAAATTAAAAGCATGAGAAATTCCTTTTATAAAATCTATTTGCTTTATATCTGGATCTATAATATCTTTAATATTATAAGTCTGACCATAAGTAAGTCTGGCTGGATCTATTTTGCAAGAAAACTCATCTGCAGAAACCTTTGAAGAAAAAGACCAAACTCCATCACCTGCACTTAGAGATGCTGATGATTGCACTCTAGGTCTACACCGATACATGATAGAAAGTCTTACTTTATCTCCTTTATTGAGATACCTTACAGTGGTTGGAATATCTCCTAACTCCATAGTGTAAGAGCTTCCAACCCCAATATTATTAGCAGAAATAAAAAGTCCAGGAGCTGCTGCTGAGAACCCCCCTCCAATAATATCAGTTCCACCAGCAGGTGGAGCAATAGAAATACTTGCAGAAGTATTGTAAGATGTTTGACCAACAGTTTTAACTTGGATATTAATAAAAATTGTAGGAATTAGAAATATTAAACCTGAAGGTGAAGGTGGAGTTGCTCCATCTAACTTCAAGTCTGATAATGTTGATGTGATTCCTAATGCTTTTAAATTATAATATCCAAATTCTGGAGCAGTAAATGTACTCCCTCCTCCACTACTCCATATAGCTGCACTATCTCCACTTTCTGGTGTTTTTGTAATTAAACTTCCACCAGCCTGAGTGTAAGTCCATTCGTTATTTATGTATGAATTAGTATATTGAATATTTGTATTCAAAACTCCTAAATCAATCCCATGTCCTATATTTGAGTTATCATAAACAGCAGCTGCATTTTGATAGCCAGCTGTTAAGTCAGCAGTTTCAATATTTACAGTAGGAACTGTCCCTGAGCTTATTATTTGTACTTTAAAACTGTATTGACCTAATCTTTCTTCAGTGTTATAATAATTAACATTAGGTAAAAGCCAAACTAATTGCTTAAATATGCTTGTATTAAAAAACTCTGATACAACTTGATACCCCTGAGCTTTAAATATTTTTTCAAAAGTTTTTTTAACCCATAAAGCTGGTCGCCAATCTGATTCAGGAGCAGGAGTCCCATATGAAGCACCTAAATTATCATTACCATAGTAACCAGTAAGTCCTGCAGAAGTTCCAGCAAAATCATCATAAGTTTGTAAAAGCTGAATAGATCTTTGGAATCCAGATGGATTAAAATCTCCATATGAAACTACTGGATAAACAAGTAAATCTGTATTAGTTTCTGAATCTGTTTGAGTCCAACTATCTACTATTTCAGTTCTATTATATTCTATATCATCTCCATATCCATCTTTTTGATATAGTTTTGCTAATTCTGATTCTCCTATGTCGCCAGCCCATCCTAAATTATTTCCAAAGAAAACACAATCATAATGTGTTGGTGTTTCACTTACCCCTCCAACACTATTAACTCTAATTATTCCATCTAAAGAATAAAGATTATTTATTAAAATTCTACATTTTTTTGGAGAGGTAACATCATTAGTTACAATAATGTTTGGCTTGTATAAATGTTTTAATAAATTATTATTATTTTTTGTAGCTGGTACTTTAAATGTTTTACTGTAATCACCACTTGTTGATGTTAAATCTTTAATGTCAGATATTTGAAAAGTCAATGCTAATGGAAAGTCATCATGATCTGTAACATCTAGCTCTCCAACAATACTATTATCCCAATCAATAACAGACATCTGATAAATTTGAAGTCTATCTATTGTTGCTGCAGTAATAGTATTTTGAGCAAATATTCTAGGGAATCCTGTTGCAGTACAAGTAAATGTAATATCAATATTTCCATTATTAGTTAATCTTGCAGAACCCCCTATACCTAAAGTTACGCCTGATGCATCTTGAGTGGAAAAACCTATTTCACCAGCACCATTATGATTCTGAACTCTAAACTTTAATCTGTATTCTTGACCTATTTTTAATTCCTCTGTACTTACTGGAGTAAGGTAGACTGTTCCTGTGCCACCTGTTCCTGCAAAAGAACCAGAAAACGAATTGTTTACAGTCCATCCTGTAGCTGTAGCTGCTTCGTTTAAGTCAATTATATTATCCCCTGTACTATATTGATAGTCTAATATTTCAATCTTTACTCCCATTTATATTAATTTCTTTGAGTTATAACTTTATGAGCTAAAGTGTATTCAATATTAAAAACTACTAATCCTTGTTCTTGATTAACAGTTTCAACATCACTATTAGTTATTATTACAGGTATATATTCTTTATCAGATGGCTTTAAGTAAGCATTAACAGTGTTCATATACTCTGTAGCTTCAGATTGTCTTTCTATCCATACATTAGGAGAAAGCATCATTTCTTGTAACCATTTAGCAGTAGATTTATTTAATGGCTCAGTATAAACAGAATTATTTTTTTCAGCATTAACATTTGACACCTCTCTACCTCCTTTATATATATCTCCTCCCCTCATAGTATCAGAAATATAATCTGCATCAGGAATTAGAGATCCACCATTAGTAAGCCTATCAGCTTGCATCCATCTTCTATCTGAAGATTTCCTAGCTACCACATCTCTACTTATAGAAAGACCTTCTACAACATCTCTTTTTGCAGTGTAGCTGTCTGTTCCCCCCATAGAGTTTATCCAATGAAATCTAACATCACCATATGGCTCGTTGTCTGCCTCTCTATTTATTTTAAAGAAATTATAGTTACTAGCTCTTAATGGCTCTACTTTTGATCCTGAAGGAAATGCTCTTTGCCTGTATAGTGCTACTGTATAATATTCCGTATTATCAGTTATTTTGTTTCCTGTATAATCATCCCAGTAAGGAAAAGTAGTTCTAGTTGCTGTATGCTTTTTAGTTGCAGCAGTATTATTAATGAAATAAGGAGATATATTTTGTATAAAATTTTGATTCAAGTACTCTGCTAAAACCTCTGTGCTAGACACAGTTCTTGTTGCAGCATTTTTATTTAGGTCTATTAAATAAAACTCATCAGTAGGAGTTGAACCTGTGTTTCCATAATCAAAACATTCTATTTTAATTGCAAGTCCAGAACAAGCAGAAGTGTCAGTAGCTGTATTAAGACCATCTAGTGTGCTTCTTCTCATGAAAAACTGCACAAACTCTGCTTGATCTTTTATTTGTATTGGCTTAATTAATGCAGGTGTTTGATCATGATTATATCCAGTGTTAGGACACCTAGTTAGAAAATTTTGCTGTGCAGTTGATGACTGATTAACACCATCAAATAAATATCTTCTTTTACCATAACTATAAAAAACAGGATCTAATTCAAATTGATCAACTGAATTTATGTAAGATACTGTTTGAGAAGTTCTACTCAGACTAAGTGTTTCTAATTCTCCATCTGCATTTATAATTTCAGCGTTATAAAAAACTCTAACATTTCTAAATGATCCATTTCTACTAACATTAAATTGACTTATTGGAGTTCCCATAGCACTATTACCATTTAAAACATTATCTTGCATTACTAATCCTCCATTCATTCCTCCCCATTCATTACTTTGCCAAGTACCTTTATTTATTGGACATAAACTATAATTTAATTGATCTGCTATTAATTGAGATATATCTATAGTAAATCTATGACCTGTGGGAGCTGCATCATTTATATACCTTTTGTTTGCAATATCCCTAGATTTTTTTATTACTGCTATTGTTTGATATGTGCCACCATTACTAACATTAGTCTGTGCCTGTATTGTAAATATTACATTAACTACATCTCCAGATGTAGTCGCACCTGTAGCAGGATTAGTAACAGCATTACCAGCAGATGGTTCTTGTGCTTCAGTTATGCCACCAGAAAACCATTGAACTTGATACCTTGATGCAGTATTTGCACTAACCAAATAGTTAGCTCTGTCATCTGGAAAAGCTCCTGCTAAATTCTGACTTGCACCAGTCAAGAATCCTAAAGGCTGAAATCCCCAACTTAAATCACCATTGTTTGTTGCCATATTTTATATATTATATTTTGTTCTTAAATAACCTACTATATCATCTTTCTGTGTTGTTTCTAAAAAATTATTGTATGCTATGTATTCTTGAATCTCAGCATTTGCTGCTTTAGCAGCACTTGGTGATAATTCATTACCTAAAGTAAACTTAGCATCATCATAATTGTTTGTTTGCCTGTAAGTCTGATTTTCTAAATTATACTCAATATCCAGTCCTGTTTCATGAATTGATAAATATGCAGAAGATTGAGTATCACTTACTTTTTTAACTCTTACACATATTATTGCATCCTTACCAACTGATGGTGCTACAGCCCCTGTAGAAATAAGACTTATAGTTTGACCTCCACTATTATCTGACTTTAAATTACAAAAATACTTATTAGTATCAGCTCCTGTATTGCTATTTCTGTAGCCTATAGAAATTTCATTATTTGTAGTTCCTTCATAATCAAATAATTTAGCTTCATTAGTTCCTATAGGTACTTTTTGCGACATTTGAGCTACAATAAACATTGTAAAATCCTCACCAGTGATAGGTAGGTTAGCATCTGATGTCATTAATTTTAAATCTCCAGATGTAGGTGTGTTGAAATCAACATAAGCCTTATCACCACCACCATCATAACCATACCATAAAGGCTGATTTGCTGAGGTTGCCTGAACAAGATTTCTTGGAAATGAATCTCTGTTATCCCAAAGACTTACTTTTTTAGATGGTATGTCAAATGTAACTTTACTATCTGCACTATACCATAACTTTAACTCGCTATAGTCTGAAGGATAATTAGAAACTGGTCTAAAGCATTTTGTAAACCCACTCATTGTAAAGGTTAGTTTTATCTGCACCAATCTATCATTAGCTACTTCTTTTACTCTTTCAATCTCTATACTCTCATCATTTAAGTACACCTCAACTGTTACATCTTGATAATTCTTTAAAACCATATCTAGCCACTCATTAGCTAAGTCTTGTAGGTTATCCCATCTTTTTTGTAGAGTTACTACTGATTGTGCTGACTGAGAATATAGGTTATAAAAGTTTATTTCAAATGAGTACTCTTCCCTCCCATCATATATTACTGGCATAATAGAATCTGGTGGGTTTATAAGCATTAATGGATATTTAGTGTCATGATCTTGGTTTACCTCACCATCATAACCAAATTTAGTATCTCCATAGATCCATTTGCTATCAAATACTGTTATTATGTCTGTTAGTCTTGTTATTGCCATTTTTACAATGTTATATTATTTTTATTGTGTATTTTTTCTTGAACAGCAATTTCATAGTCATTTTTAGCAGTATTCCAACTCAAATA